TTTATACCCACGCTAGCACAGGTGTAGTATTTACTAGCGTTGCTGCATCTGGTACTGCTATATATGTATCTGCTTTTGAAGGTATCCAGTCATACATTTACAAGTTTACTTTAAGCACAAGCACTGGTTCTATGCCTTCATTGACCAGCGCTATTACTGCTGCTCAAATGCCTACTGGTGAAAAAATATTTAAGATTGAATATTACTTAGGTTATATGTTAATTGGTACTAATAAAGGTATCCGAGTAGCAACTGTAAGTGATGATGGTTCTATTATCTATGGACCTTTAATGGTTGAGACTAGCCAACCTGTATATGATTTTGCATTTAGAGATAGATTTGTTTGGGCTACTACAGGTGTTGCAGGCGAAGGCGGAGTTGTCCGTATTGATTTAGGAAATGATTTAGGTGGCTTACGTTTTGCTTATGCTAATGATTTATGGCTAGACAATGGAGTCACTGGTTATGTTACAACTTCCTGCGCTTTTGCTGGAGAAACAGACAGACTTGTATTTGTTACTACTGCACTTAATCGTGGCACAATTACTAATAAAGAACTTACTTCTAACGTAGCCACACTTACTACAGCCTCAGCACACGGACTAACAGTTAGTGATAGTATCTGGGTAGAAGGTGTAGATAATACATTTAATGGTCAATACACAGTTACCGCAGCCACAACTACAACATTTAGTTACACAAAGGCAGCAACTAACGTAGCCTCAACAGCAGTTACAGCAGCCACAGCCTTAGTTAATGAAACAGGTTCTATTAACATAGAATCATCTGGCACTAAAATAACTGATGGTTATATACAAACAGGTTTTATTAGATATAACACATTAGAACCTAAAAATTTTAAACGACTTATTGGTAGAGGTGACTTTACTTATGGGTCTATGACTTTAGAAACTGTAGATGCAAACAATACTGAATATGATGTAGTTACTTATGATGCTACTGTTGGACCTGTTGAGGTAACAACTACTCAACCAGCAGGTGCACAAGAGTATCTTGCATATAAATTTATTCTTTACAGAGATGCTACAACTAATAGCCTTGGTCCTGTATTTAAAGGTTATCAAGTAAAGGCTACTATTGCTACACCGCGTCAGCGAGTAATTAAGTTTCCTGTCTTTTGTTATGATGTTGAGACAGATAAGTACAATGTAATGGTTGGTTATGATGGTCGTGCTAAAGACCGTATTGCTGAACTAGAAACCATTGAACAAAATGGTGACATCGTAACTTGGCAGGATTTACAAACTGGCGAATCACGTCAAGTTGTAATTGAACAAGTAACATTTAGCCGACTCACTCCACCAGACAGAGGATTTTCTGGCTATGGTGGAATACTAGATATAATTATAAGGACTGTATAAAATGACACCTGCTGACTGGGCTGCTTTAGCCGTATCAATAACAACACTACTAGGCGCAATTGCTATGGTAGTAAGACATTTAGTTAAACATTATTTGTCTGAACTCCGTCCCAATGGTGGCTCAAGTGTTAAGGACCAAGTCAACAGGCTGGAAGAAAAAGTAGAATTTTTAACAGAGTTTGTGATAGAAGCATTCAAGAAATGAGGGACAATGACTGTTGCCAAGAAAGCCACACCTGCTGCAATTGCTGTGCTCCGTCAAGCGACGGCATTAAGACCGAAGCGGAAGAAAGCAAGCGATGGTCTACTACCATCTGCTGCCCACCTAAAGAGTAGTCCTACTTCTGACCATAACACTGGGTATGCAGTTGATTTAACTCACGACCCAAAAAATGATATTGACTGTTTTGATATATATGAAAGATTAAAGTCGGACTCACGGGTTAAGTATTTAATATTTACTGGTAAGATTTGGTCAGCCAAGAATGGCGAATCTAAATATACTGGAATTAATCAACATAATAAACATTTGCATATTTCTATCAAAGATAACTGTGGTAATGATACATCACCTTGGTTTCCTTGGATGGGAAAAGCAAAGACACTCAAGAAAATGGTAGCGTCAATCAAGCCTCTACCAAAGAAGGAGAAATAATGAAAGACCTAATCGCTAAACTAAAAAGCAAAAAGACTAAGGCAGCATTTAAGTCTTATCTTCGTGCAGTTCTAGCATCAGCAATCACTATGGGATTGGCATTGGCTGCAGACCTTGCACCTGAATATGCGATTCTCATTGGCTCTATAGCAGGACCTCTGGCTAAATGGGCTGATAAGACCGAAAGAGAGTATGGTCTAGGCGCTAAATAGATGCCCTTAATTAGCCTTTAAATGCCCTTTATAGGCACAAATACCCCCCAACCTAGTAGAGATACTGGCGAGGGGGGTCTTTTTTGTTGCCTTGTTTCTTACTTAATACTTACTTTCAAGTAAATAAAAAAGGATAGACAGTAATTGCCTATCCCTTTTTATTATCTATTAGTTTCCTTGCCTAATAGATATCTGTTAGTTTTCCCCTTACTAACAGACTACTCATTAATTGCAAGATTATGCCAGTACTCTGGATAATCGTGTGCATTATAGAATACCACTAAATCTCTTTCCTTGGTATCCCATCTGGTATGAAAGACTGGTTCCATTCCTGCTAGTAATCTGGCTGGTATAACACTGATGCCATCTGTATATCTGAATACTATTCTATGATATGAGTGTTCATTATCTGTATATGGTGGGGCTATCATCATCTGTTGTAATTTATTAAATGGAAATATTGCTGGCTTACTACTATCTATCTTGAGCCATTTAACTTCTAGGTCGCCTATGTAATTCTCTCTACCGTTGCCCCATTGTAGACATATATGAAAGTCTGAGAAATAAAATCTAGGTGTTGGATATAATTTCCAACCTTTAAAATAATCCTCAAGCGCAAGTGCTGCAATCTTCTCACGTTTACCGTCAGCATTTACCTGACGTATTGGTTCTAGTGTCATTATCCGCCCGTCTTATAGAAGCCTGTGCCTTTAAAGATTACTGCTGGTGGTGCAAATCTTTTATTCATTTCAACCTTGCAGGTTTCACAAGATATTATGTGGTCAGTATACACTGAAAAAGTTTGTTCTATTACTACATTACAAATAGGACAAGAGAATTCATAGGTCGGCATCAAAATCCTTTGGGGTAGGTAGTGTAACCATACTGCCACAACTAGCACACTCAGCATCCAGAAAATAGAAAGCAACTTCTCCATCTACAAATCCACCCAGCATTACAAATACCTCACAGCCACATACACAGATATCACCAATAGGTGTATCTCTTAAATCCATTGCATTGCTATAGTCAATACGACTAAACAACTCTCGTATATCTTTACTCTCACTCATTGTTTTCATCTGCCTGTTGTACATCTTCATCAGAGTATGCTCTCCATCCACCTAGGTTTCTTATCAAAGAGTTGATAGCCCGTTGGACTTTCATTCTTGCACCATCAACTGATGTACTTAAATCCTTTGCTACGTTACTCCATTCGTTAGAGTCTGTGCTGAATTTAATTCTAAGTACATTTTGTTTAGCCTCTGTTAGTTTGTAAAAAGCATTGGCTATATCTGACCTTAAAACTAACCAGTTGTTACCATCTGTAACTGATTCTGATTTACTTACTTTAAAGTTTAAGTCTTTAATTTTTGTAGGTATCTCGTAGGATTCTGAAATAATACTAGGTAGAAATACCTCAATCACAGAGGCATCATAGTAATAAAGGTCTATTAATTCATAGCCAACTGTCTTGGCTTTTTCTTTTTCGCAATATTTTATTGCTGCATTTCTAAGAGATTTTGCTATTAACTTGTCTCTATCTTTCTGTTCTAATGCTGACCACTCTTTATATTTTGCAGGGTGAGTAACAAACCATAGCCATAACATTTGTTGAATATCTAGTGCTTCAACCATAGGATATTTTCTATGGTATTCATTAGATAAAGATGCTACTAAAGCATCGTACTCGGCTATGTAATCGCTCATCAAGTTGTTTCTTTAATCTCCGATACTGGTACACGCCAGCCATCTATCTGAGCATCAACATACTCAGGCTTCATATAATCATTAGCATTAAAACTTCCGTATATGTGTACAGATGAATAGTATTCTTCATCTAATACCTTTACACCTACAATTTTTTTATTAATATCTTTGCGCCAAAATGGTATAGAGTCACGGGTTCTTACAGTTCTAATCTCAACATTTCCAACATCAGGTATATTTTTTCTATCCTTGTGCAATTCATTAGGATACCAAGGCACAGACCATTGAAGATTATATTTTTTTGCTACTGCCCATTCGGCTATATTGGCTCTGATGTTTGCATTTATTTCTGGCTCTAGTCTGCCAGTCTGTTTGCCGTATGCGTAGTTAGGTCTATCTATTGAGCCGAACTTAGTTAGCCATCTTTCAACGGCTAATAAAGTGCAGACTCTAACTTCATCCTTTGTTAGGTGAACTATCACGATTCTCGCCGACACCTTCCCATTGACCTCTTTGTACCATAAGTCCTATTATGGCATAGTTTGCTAGGTCTTTCAGCGTATCCTCTATAGATTCGTAGTTCGGCGTGTTGTTTCTTTTGTAAAACAAATTCTGTAGTCGTTCCATCTTGTCGTGCATACGAACCAATAGCCCATTCATAGGACCGCCAGGTGCGTGGGCTATGTTGTATGGTCCGTAGTCTTGATGTTTTTGAACCATTGTAATTTTAAGTTCTGTAATTATTTCATCTAAATGACTAATGTCCTTCATTTAATATATCCTTCATCTTCTGCTCAAATTGAAGCATTGCATCTTGTACTAGGACTTCTTCTACTATTTCTTCACCATCGCCTTGAGATGCTGCTACTAGCACGTTGGCTAGCATAGTTAATAATACCTGAGCACCATCTGTATTTGTCTTATTGGTTTCGTATATGTCTCTTAATGCTGAGAGTAAATCTATGCCTCTGCGTTCTGATACTGGCAGGCCAATTATTAATGGGTTTTCTTTTATATAACCCCAGACTCGCTCCATTTCTTCTCTATCCTCCCAAGCATTTTCTGATTTTGTCATCTAAAAATTGTACTCCTTCCTGTATCACAATGCTATTTACATCGTGTCCTTCTGGCATTTGAACTATGTTTACGTTGCCTAACTCACGGCTAATCTTTTTACCAAACTCTAGTCCTGGGGCATCACCATCTGCTAGAACTATGACTACTTCAAAGTCATCTAGTATCTTGGTGTAATACGGCTTCCAATTGTTAGCCCCTGGTATGCCTACTGCTGGGTGATTTGTTTTGACTGCAACTGTTACGCAATCTATTTCACCTTCGGTTACACATATGTATTGGTTTGCTGTCAGTACTGCTTGTGCATTAAACATTGTAGTTTTAGCACCAGGTAATCCTATATATTTAGGGTCCTCACCGTGGATGCTGCGAAAGCGTAAGTCAACTACACCTGATGGTGTTGTGTAAGGTATTACTAACTTACCCTTGTAGCCTTCGTGACCTGGTAATGGATTGTCCACTACTCCTAAATGAAACTTCTTTGCTTCTTCTACCGACAGACTCCGTGTTGCCAGATAATCTGTGGCTTGATGTATGTGCTGGGCGTATTCTTGTGTTGCCTGTAGGAGAAATTGCCTCTGCGAATTTGACAGCCTCACGATAGTTACCTCCTTCTCTTTGCATAATTAAATCATAGACATCGCCACCGACTCCACAACCGTGGCACTTGAATCTTTCCTCTGTAAAATTAACACCTGCTGATGCGTGTTTATCTGGATGAAATGGACAGCGCATCTTTCGCCAGCCACTGCCCACAGCAGGCAGGCTGGCGCCTATATGTTCTAAGTAAGCAGCAATGCTGTGCTTATCCATAGTAACAATCCTAACAATTCTTGTTGTAAATACATAAACAAAATAGTAAATTCATTTAACAAGTTTCAATGCCCTTTCTTTATTGTAATGTTTTTTAACAATTATTAAAGCCATTTCGTATGCAAATGCTGCTGTATAATGTTTATCTTCTGTAGCATAATCTTCTTGTCCTTCATACATTATTCCTAATCTACGATGTGTAAGAATTTTATTTTCTAATTCTTCTATAACTTCATCAATTACTTCTACCATTTATAATCTCCTTTATAAGTTCTAACCAAATTTTGGCTGGCATAGTTGCATACCATTCACCTACATTACCTTTGTTCCTCCGTTTATGTAGGACTGTACCTGTCCAAGCACCATCGTTTTTCATTTCTATTTCTAATTCTGCTAGCCAACCAGATAAATCCATCTTAGCGTGGTTCTTTATTTCAATAGTGACTCCTGGAACTCCACTAATATCGCCTTTATCTAGGGTTGCTCCTGCTAGTCTGCGGTCCGCATACTTAAAGCCATTAGCCTTAAGCCAAGCAACAACATCTCGTTCTGCTTGACTACCTTTGCGTTTGGCTGCACTACTCAAATTTTAATTTCCGTATACTGTCTCTTGCATATATTTAACTTGAACATCATCTAAGTACATATTGTCTGGGTTAAAGGCAAGGCTGACATAATTGTTACCTGTCTGGTCTGCTCGTCCATATCTGTTCTTGACTGGGGCTACACAGAGATAGGTCTCGTCTCCTTGTTTCATTTGTCCGATAGTCAAAACCATTGCTGGTATCTGATTTACTAGACCTTGAATAGCATTACGTGGCTGGCAAGGATAGCCATCAAATCCTTCTTTAGTATGGTGCAGAACTAATACTGCTGAGTTAGTATCTCTTGCAAGATACTTTAACTCTTTCATAGCAGCACGCATACCTTGGAATTCTTCGTGTCCATCCATTGCTATATCCATCAAGTTATCTACAACAATAAGCGTAGGACTTCTACCCCATACAGTTTCAAATGCAGATACTTCTTCATCTAAATCTTTTAGTGTTGGTGTAGATTCAAATGACCAGAACAAATGATTGTTCATAACCAATACTTCTTCTGCTTGTTTTGGGTCACGCTTTAGTAATTGTTCTGCTGCTTGTTGAGATATATGACTAGACATTGCTACTAATCGCATAGCCATAGTGTGAGCGTTGGTATCTGCACTGAAATAAAGTGTAGGTACTTTTGCTCTGGCTGCTATTGCTAATGCTATTGATGACTTACCTGCACCTGGGGTGCCTGCAATCATTGTGATTTCTGCACGGCGCAGAATAATTCCTGCTCGTTCAAACGCCGCAAAAGCGGGTGGCAATGGTTCGCCACCCACCTCTGCTTTGTTGATGCTACGTTTTAATGTACGCATTTACTTTACCTGGTCTGGAACAAATGTATTCCAGTCTGGTGTACCCACTCTCGCATAGACATTTTTGCATTTATCCAATGCACCTTTTTGTGCTGCACAGAAATAACCACGGTACATCTTGCCGTCTTTACCTGTTCCCTGGATTGCTGTCATCTTTCCGTGTGGACAATTGCGTCCACCACCGATTGATGGTGATGATGTAGTTGCCCAACCTTCTGGTGTTGGTTGAGTCTCTACGATACTAGCGCCCAGACTTGCTGCTACCTGTGCTGATGACATAGGTGCTGGGCTAGAGTAGTTTTTTGATGCTGATTCTAGTTCCATTACTGCAGACTTAATTGATTCCAATGCCTCTGCTACTAGGTTATCAAGTTGGTTTCCTGTTTCGGCACGGACTGTAATTAAACTACCTGCTGTTGACTTTACTGTGATACTGATTGGTGCTTCTGTTGAAGACACTATCTTCTCCTTACTCTAGTGGTGTAACGAGACCTTTCTTGTCTCGCCATTGTCTTACCTTCATTGCAAATTGTACTCCCTTCCAGCCTTCTGCTATGTCTATCCAAACTAATTTGCATAGACCAGTTCCTGCTGGTAAGTGAATGATAATTGCTTTTTCCTTGTTGACTTCTCCCCAACTACCACGGGTTGCCGTCTGCACATCATAAGGCAACCCGTTAGCATAAATTGCTAACTGGATTGCTATATTATTTGGATGGTCTATACGACCTGTCTTTATATCTGCAATGAATCTTTCACCTTTATATTCAACAAGTCTGTCTGGTGTGCCAGCAATCTTGAATTTATCTAGCACACAGAATTGTTCTATAAAGATTTTATTTAGTTGCTTTGTTGTTTCTTCATAGGCTCGGATGTCCCCTGCCCACTCGTCTGGAATAGGTCCAAGTTCCTGTCCCAAATCTAGTTTCTCTGTAAATGCGTGAAGTGCTGTGCCGATAGTCGCTGCACGACTAGCACCTGCTACTTCCATAGCATCTTCTATATACTTGTTAATAGCCATCTTATCATCTTGCGATGCATTGATTGCTAATAACAAATCACTTCGCACTGTTAATCCTATTGCTGCCATACGCATTTTCCAGGCGGTCAATGCTGATGGGTCATCAAGACTGTTGGCTATTGTTGTAGCCCTAGTGTAAGCAATTGGCGTACCACCTTTAGGTGGCTTGACCAGTGGTCTTCCATATCTATCACGGTCTATTTCAGTACGTGCCATTGGGTCCTTGTCTCCTTGTTAGAGAGACGGGCTGATAAAGGAGACTAATCATAAACCAGCCCGTCTTCTTGAGTGAATGGTATCAGACGGAAGGAGATATGACACCATTCGCATCGGCGTGGTTTTGACAATCACACAATCTCCTATGCGCCCAGATGGAATCTAGACGCCTGTGTGGTTGTCTACCAAAAACTATTGTTCGTCAGTACTAGTAATGTCTAGTGACCAGTCGCCAACTGTATCACCATCTAGTTCTATAGCAATACCATTTTCTACTATCTGGTATGCATCATCTTCTGACTCTGCTTCAATATCAGTAACTGTGAATTCAATTCTGCCACTGATTGTCCACAAAGTCTTAAGCATATCTGCGCCAATAGACTCTAGTAATTCGTTAACATCTTCTTTAGAACAGGTAATTTCTGTATCGCCTGTTTCATAACGAGCACTAAAGAATTCATATATTTCTTTACGCATCTTATGTTTGTTTTCCCAATGGGTGTCAATAAGATTTTGTTTTTCTTCTAGTTTTGTTTTCAGGTTATCTTTTTCTTCTATTAATCTAGTAAGTGATTCATTAGTAAAAGTATACTTAGTATCTTTTACTTGGATAGATACTGTTGGTTCAGCACCATTTAACTCAGTGTAATACATTGTCATACTGTCTCCTTTTGTTTGTTTAATTCATCAGCCATATCTTCTGCTATCTTGTATGTATCACCAACAAATACTGGTGGTGGAACTTGAACTGTTGTTCTTGTAAAACGTTGCTCGTTATACCATTTACTCCACGCAGAAAAACGAACAACAATATGTTGATGTGATTGTACAAAACCCTTAGATAGACAAGCATCGTGATAATGTCCACCTGGACTTGTAGTTATATAGTAATCCATTGTTAGTCTCCTTATACTGTTAGTAGTTCTAGTGCTCTAATCTTTAGGCTATCAGAGCCACCTGACATAGCCCTGACTCCTGTTGTAGTTCCACTATCTTGTCTGCCGTGGTCGGCATACTCAATGATAGATTGCCACAAACCGAACTCCGTATCACGGATGTTCTCTTGCGTAGGGCTACTCTCATAGATAGCCCGAGCAATGTTACGTGCTGTAGTTGCACGGCTGAGTTGATTCTTTTCACCTTGGCTGAGTAAGTGGTGAGGTGCGTTCTCAATAGTAGATGGTAGTGGAAATACTTTTTTGAAATACTCCAAAGCCTTATCTCTACTAACTGATTTAGTAATTAAACCGTTGGCAACAGTCTCATATTCTTCAATACTCTCGTAAGATATCTGCATAATATGTCTGACTTCTTCTAGGTTTAACTTACTATTTGTTGTGTGCTTTAGTGTATAGGTGTACTTGTTATTGTTTCTATACAGTTTGTTTATCTGGTTGGCACAGAACAATCTTTCAATGATTGGCTTGATGATGACTGAACTGCTGCCATCGTGGCTGGTTCTAGCCAGGATAAATGCAGCGTGTGGGTCATTGGCTACGTTAACTTCTGTTGGTAACTGAAGTAACATCCATACCTTTGCTCCACCATCATACTCACCTGCTGCTGCATAGCGTGCTTCGCCTGAATCAATCAGGGAATCTAACGCACTAAACAACTCACCGTTTTGAAATACTTGGTAGCGATTACCAACTACTCCTATGTTGGTGACTTCACCGAAAGGTGTTGTCTTGATGACTGCTTGTTTCTTTCTTACTGGTACTGATAGTGGCTGTCCTGCTCCAGGTATGCTGTAGTCGGCTGTCATTGGGTGCAATGATACTGACCAGTCAAGACCTGCTTGTCTGGCTACATCTTGTGCTGATGTGGCTGTTACTGCTGTGCCTGACTTGACCCAGTTGGATAGGTTTTTAGTTGGCACACTAGTTGTTACTGTCATTAGTCTCCCTTTCATAGATTGTATCTATTACTTTGTGATGTAATTGTTCTGACATACTACGAAATAACTTTGGTTCCCATTGAGCATCAAATACTCTCTTGAGTAATTTTGCCAAAGCATAATCTGGATTGATGCTTATAACTTCATCAAGCATAATCTTGGCTGTATCTACTTCTGATAACTGATACAGATAACTACAAAATATTGTGGCTAAAGGAACTGCTTGTTCTTTAGTTACAACTTCGCTTAGTAGTTGTACATATTCACCAACAAAATCTATATCTTTTTCTAATTGTACACCCATTAGAAAGTCTCTGATTTGTAGATTCTCATTGGCTGCTACTGTTACTTGGGCAATGTGTGATGCTGATGGAATTACACCATCTGCTATACCATCAATTGCTTTGCGGATATCTTCTACAATTTGTATGTTGGTATCTGTATCATTTATTTCATATGTTCCTAATTGTTGTAGCATTTCTTCTTGTACTTCTCTGCGAAGTACATTATAGTCTAGGTCTAACACGTTAGTCTCCTTATAGGTATTGGGCTATTGAATTGTAGGTAGATGTAGATACTACCTCATCGTCAGTAAGTTTAAGAATACGAAGTGCATTCTCAATCTCATCAACTGTATCTTTATATGTATGTGCATTCATAACTTCGTGTGCACGCTCAGGTTCTTTTGGAAAATCTTTACCACTAATAGACAAATCAAAATCAACATTCATAGTTGAGTTCCAAGAACGATAATTAGTGCGTAGATTTTCAGCCTTTGCTATATTATCCATAGCATACTTAACAAGTTCTTTTTGCCAGGCTAAATATGCTTTGTTGTACTTGGCTTCCAGTTCATCTTGAGCCTTGTATTCAAGTTTGATTACTGCAAGCCTGCTTTCTAATGCTTTGATAACCCTTGTTGTGGGTATCTTGACATTGATTGTTCTGTTGTTTCCTCTTGCCATATAGTCTCCTTTGTTAGTTTGTTAATACCAGTTATGTTTGCGCCAATGCGCCCACGCAACTGATGGTTTGTCGTAACGGTGTTTGATATACGCCAAGCCACGAGCAATCTGCTCGGGCGCAGGCGTTCCTGGTTTCATCTTTAATAACTGTGGTATCCCATATGCTGATGACTCTGGGTTGGCTGCTGTGTGGTCCCACGCAGATTCTTTACCCCAAAGTTTTAGTAGTGCTCTGTATTCAGACCTGTCCCAGTCTTCATACTGTGCTGAGATTAGAGCCTTCGCATAGTATTTGCTTAATGATTTGGTCCACTTCGTTTCTTTGCGAACCTTGTTGTTCTCCTTGTTGCTCTCTTCTTTGGCGTGTATTCCCCAAGAAAGACTTGGAAATATCACTGATGGCACTGTTAATAGCCAACTCAATAATATGGCATACAATTTTTTCATTTAACAATTCCTTTGTATAGGAAATATCCAATTGCAATGAGGTAGAACCAGGAGATGAGCGGTGAGATGTGTGGAAGTTGAGTGATTCCATCTATCATTTTACCCTGACTATCTCTTTACTGTGGCATATACCTGTATCAAACTCAAGGATTTCCCAGTCAGATACATCTTCAACTGCTTCATAGTCAGCATTATCTATGTTCCAGTTTGGGGCTGTCTTCCTAACCTTAGCCATTATCCACATTGTGTGCTGGTATACAGGTACATCTTCTACTAATGTGTCACTCATACTTTGCATTGTCTGTCTCCTTGTCTAGGTCATCGGCTACATATACTCTGCCTGTGGCTAAGAGTTCATCATATACATCAAGCAGGTCAAGCATCGCCAAGGCGAAAGCCTCTTTGATTTTCATTAGTTCTTCTCTTGTTCTCATTCACTTGCTCCTATCTTAGCGAAGGCACAGGTTTGGCATAGATAGTAGTCCCAATCGTTGCGGTCATTTTCTGGGACTACCAGAAGAACTTCGCATTTTTGGCACTGGGTTTTGAAGTAAGTCTTATCAGTCTGCTGTGTCACTGTAGTCTCCTATGTGTTCGTTGACTCGTTCTTCTCCCCACATTTTTTGCCAGCATTCGGGGTGAACACCACTAATTATCTGCTCTCTGTATGGTGCTGTCAAGGATTGAAATGCCCTGCCTACGTATTCGCCACGTAGATAGGTGAATAATTCTGATTCCTCTACCATCAAAGAACCTACCTTGAAGCAGACTGGGCAGCGCTTGGTCATATACATTGTCTTCTTCATCGGTGTGTTTTCTCTATTTTTAACAGCCTAACTACATCTCTGTAGTGGCGCTCCCAGTTATATGCTGACTTAATTAGTAACACAATTGTTATCATCTGTGCGACTAGTGCTATACAGATGGCTATCATAGTTCCTACATCTAGATACATATTCTGAACCTTGTTCCTTTCCTGCGGATTACCGCTGGGGCTGACGAAAAAAAATAAAGTGGGGTAGCCGAGCCAACGCCCGACTACCCCTGATAAGAGTTACTTGACTAACTCAAGAGCGGTAACGATTTGGTTGTCGTACCACTTGGTTTGACCAGCATTCTCACGAACTGTAGTTGTGAGGTAACCTGATAGGTTAACTGCGAACTCGGCATTGTCTGCGATAAGCGGACGTAACTGAGCGATGATGCTTGGGTCTTGAATCGTAACCTGACGGCTAGCGATGAAGCGTGAGCGGATAGAACCATCTGGTAGGTATTCTACCTGACGGGATTGGACGATACCTTTGACTACATTGCCATAGTCTCTGATTGACTTAAGCAATGCGTTGTTGAAGGTAAATGAGTTAACTGTGTTCACTTTCGGTCTCCTTTGTTGGGGGCGTATCCCCCGTCACCTTGACGGGGGTAGCCCTTGGTTAGATTTAGTTACAATTAGGACAGTGTGTAGCCTTGTTATATACAAGATGGCAAGTCTCGCATATAGTTTCAGCGGGCGTAATGGTGAGGCTGGTATCTAGGTCGTAGATACGGTCAGCCAACTGAGCAACTGACTCAGTAAACTCACCATCACGTTCGGTCCAGTCGTGACCTGAAGGTAAGTCACGAATGATAGACCAAACGAACTTGTATTGAAGATTGCCGTCATCAACAATTTGATGGGCAATATCAATATCACGACTGTCCTTCAATTCAAGGCAGTCGGGACATAGTTCGGTTAGGGCTTGGCATTGATAGCACATATTTGTGATTGAGATGCCATTGCTTGGGTAGTTCATTTGTTTCTCCTTATCTAAGCCCGTTCGCTACGGGCTAGACAATCCAGGCCCCCGCGGCTGGAGTGGCGGCACGAAGTGCGGACGCTCCGCCCAGCGTGGTAAGTTTTTTATGATTGTCAAGCACAAAGACAAATTGTAAGTTTTGATGTAATTTTTGGGCAGCAAAAATTCAGCAAAAGTTCTATTTGGCTCTGCTTGATAAGCAGAAAAAATGGGGTATCATCTTGATGCCCGTAGCCATAATAGGTAAATCCTGATGACTCACTAGCACGGGCGTGGCTTTAGACACGGCGTGCCTGAGTCAGCCTGGATGACCTACAGATTCTGTTGTCTTGGTTTATATTTGTATTTATATATCCGAGCCCCAGTATCTGTATTATTATGGGCGAGGGAGACTGTCTCCTGTTACACGCATCGCTGTACAGGACAGACGACAGTCTAAATTAACAGGAAGGGGTCTTTATGACCCCAGACTGTTTAATTTTGGTAGTCTGTATTGTAGGTAATCTCTCTC